CGGCTACGGCGGTAATGGTAACGGTAATGGCGGCGGAAGCGGTTACGGATGAAACTAATAGCCCACGTAATCCTATTCCCCTTTTACGCCGCGATATTGTTTTCTCTAATTTTGCTAGTTCCTTTGTATGTAATCTACTGGGCGCTTAATAAGGTGGTGGAATGAATGAATTTAGATACCGAGAAGGTCGCATTATATATGGAAGATATTTAGATTTTAAGATTGTGAGAATATCCATTTACAGAGCGTTTGACTATGAAGTTAAGCTTTTGTATGACTCAAAAAGGCACCCTCCAGGAGCGCAGAAGTTGAACTATTCTTTTGCGCAGATCTCAGAAGAGTATTTATATCGGGAAGAAATGGCGAATGCTGCGCTTAACAAGGTGGTGGAATGATGAATAAACCAAGAGAATTTTGGATAAGCCAAAGTCAAACATGGAGTGATGAAACGAAATCTTACTCTATTGAAAAAACATCAGTTGATAGAATCACAGAAGAGTCAGCGATGAGACTTGTTATGGAGATTGGAGTGGGGATTCGCGTCATTGAATACAGCGCCTATGAAGAACTTCGGGGGGCGCTCGAAAAAATGGGCGACGCTTCGACCGATGTTTTTGAGCAGATGCTAAAAGGCAGATGGACGGACAGTGAAGGTCACAGCGTGGAGCTAAACAGAGCAATGCTTGACCTTAAAAATGAAGTCGTTGCCGCTATGAATATCCTCCCCAAATGAGTAAACCAAAGTCACTCCAAGCCAAGCTTGATATCGCGATTGAAGCTTTGGAATCAATAGCGGCAATAGACATTGTGGGCCTTAACATTGAGGCATTCTTTTTTGGATTATCTAAAGATGATTTGGCTAAATGCGCTTGCCACGACATTGCTATAGCGCGAGAAGCACTCGCAAAAATTGAAGGCGAGAAATGAAGCCTGAGCGACAACCAATCTGCGATTATTGCAAAGAACATAGACCTGATTTACAAAAAAGTTTTGGTTGGGAGTTACAGCATTTGCATGTGGAAGAAGGGGTCATAGAGTTTTTGACGTGTGATAAATGTAAGCTGCTTTCTCCAGTTAAGTTTCTAGAAAAATTAGACAAAGAAGGAATGCATTAATGTTTGGCTATACAATTATCTGCAATAAAGAACTCGCGGCACTTAAGCGCACTCAAACTAAGACACAAAAATTTTGGTTGGTTCATAGGTGGTTCGCAGGCTGGAAAGACCTTGATATTATCTGGGATTATTTAATCAAGGATACAAACTACGGAGGCATTGAGCAGGCACGAAAAAACTATGCGTCAGCTCGTAAGACGGATGTATACGGAAGGGAAGATAAATGAAATTCATAAGTAAACCAGTAGTTAAAGAAGCTTTCCAATGGCTCACGCACGAGGTGCCCCAGTGGTGGAAAATCAGGAAAGATATTTGTATCGAAGTAGATACGGGCGTCGCACTTATCCCAACACTTGAAGGCATAATGAGAGCAGATCCAGGGGATTGGATTATTCAAGGCCTTCGCGGAGAAATCTATTCTTGTAAGCCAGACATTTTTGAGAAGTCCTACGAGCCAATAAATGACTGAGATTCCGACAGATGATTCTCTTGAGGATATTCATTGTATGCCAAACGACGGAAAGCATGATTGCTCCAGCAAGTGTTGGTGCTCGCCAGAGCTAACCGCCGATTATAGAGATGAGAATGGTCGAAGACTATGGGTGCATAGGGATATACATTGAAAAGTCCCAGGAGATAGCAAATGAGGAAAGAATATCAATATTGGGTAAATTTGAAATACCCTAAATTTCAAGATGCGCGAGGAAACTGTGTTGAGGCTGTGAAGGCTATGACCAAAGAATTTCCTGAGCTGACCCCCACCAATGGATTTGCTCATTTTATAAATTGTGAACCTAGGGCTCATTGGTGGTGTAAGGATGCAGAAGGTAATATTGTAGATCCTACTGGTCATCAATACCCAGAATACCTTGGTAGCCCTATAATGGATTATGAAGAAATAGATGATAACCATGAAGCACGTAGGTATGAGCGGTCCAAGTGTATGAACTGTGGGGAATATTATTATGTGAATCCTGGATTAAAGGGGCTTCTTCACAATGAAAAATGCAATCGAGAGTTTGTTGCTTATTTAAATAGTGGGAGATAGACGGATGTATATGGAAGGGAGTTACATTGAAAACTAAAGAAATTGAAATTTGGGTCGAGCAATCAATATTAGAAGAATCAAAAAAGGGATACTACCTAATAGCGAGAACTCAAAATTCTGCTGAGGATCACTTGTTTCAAAGTATCAAGGCTCGATTAAGAATAGAACTCCCCGAGCAGAAAATAGAGATTACAGAGAGGCAGCTTGATGCTGCATTTGAAAGCATTGGTTACTTCAAATACACATCTGACGATTTAAACAAATTCAAAAAATCACTGGGGTTTAAGGAATGAACCCCACCGACCTTCTCGCCATTATATTCTTAATAATAAACAGCACGACCCTGGTTATTAATATCTATGATCAAAATTTTTATTGGGTCGTTGTACATCCAATCGTAGCATCGGCTTGCATTTTGGTGCTAGCGGCATAGCGAACACAAACGACCTGGCCCCATTTATCTCAATATAATCCACTGAATGCATAAATATTGATGCACTAGCATAATAAGTGGTGACAAACGTCATCAATTAAGGCATACTGTATTCAGTAGGTAACAACTAACAAAAGGAACAAAAATGAAAAAATTCAGCAAAGCCATTTCTGCAGGCGACTCAATTAGTATTGACTCAATTGTTTATTTTATAAAAAGCATTCACGACTCAAGAAAATGGATCACTTTAGCAGGACTTGAAGGTTCATTTCAACGTCGTGATGTTGTGATTAAGAACAAAAATAGGAGTAAATGCCCAGTTTGTAAAAGAGTAAAGTGTATCTGGCTCGAACTTAAACCGAAGCCCGAAGAACTTACTACTGAAGAAATGGAAAAAGTCGTAAGCCACAACATTGATTATATTGGAATGATTTACTCCGGTCATAAAGGGTCAGCCAGTGGTGAAGAAAGAATGTATTCACGTCTTGAGGCATACGCGGATGAACTTGAAAAACGGAGAAAGGCTTTAAAATGAAAAAGACTTTAAAAACAAGTAGGCGCTCGATTCGCTTCGACGAAGTCTCGCTAAATAAGGCTGTCGAGCTAAATTTAGATATTGCTCATATCTGCCGCGCAGCTTTGGAAAAGGTTCTAGCTGACATTAAGTTAAAAAGCGGGCGACTTAAACAAGTGGGCGCTCTCCCGAGGGCTGTCAAGTGACCTATTCCCCCCGAGAGAGCTAAGAACGAATACAAAACGTGTATCTTAATCGTCTCCATGGCGAGGGAACTTGAATCGATAATATCGTGTTAGGTAATGAGAGAATAGAAAGAAACTAAGAAGCTGGCCGTTTGATTTGCTCTTCTAGTTTTCTAAAGACATCAGTCACGGCTTGTCTAGCTATCTCACTAGCGTTGTATCCGTTTTGCTTAGCTAACCGGTACAGCTCATCGATTTGCTTATCGATAACTATGTTGATATTGCGACGGTCTGAATGCCTGCGTAGCTTTGGTATTTCTGACATACTTCTATTTTAAGAAGGGCACTTTTCTTAAGTCAAACTTATACCGAATAAGAACGAAATAAGACTAGCACTTAAATATTAGCACGCTTGAAATGGGAGAAACTCGAAAAAGGAGCCCCCACTTATGAGCGAGACCGAACCTGAAGCGTTTTCAACTGAAACTAATTTAATGTATCTCAAGCTTGCCCACGACAACCATGCAACGGTTTGCCATATGCTTAAGACCAGAACTCAGTATTTCTACGAGGAGTTTGAGGGCGTCAAATCGCTTGTAAACTTTTACGGCACCTTAAGAGACCAGGTCCTCACCAAGATTCATGAGATCGAGCCGCCCAAGGCTAAAGAGCCAGCCAAGCCTTATATCATCGATGTTGCGCCCCCAGCTGGTGGAGATACGCCGGACTTAACAGCGTGAGCGAATTAGAAAAAAAGAAAACTGAAACCTTTGTCACCTTGCTTGGACTAACTACCGAAGAAGGTAGCTACTGCATGTCAGAATACCGCATCCCGAAGGCCATATTTCAAAAGTACTGCGAGAAAGTCTCACGCACTGAGCCTGAACAGTTTGCTGTTTTAAGAAGCCAAATTATAGAAAAAGCACGGGAGCTCCTTGAGATTTAAATCCTTTAAGGAACATTTCGTATTAATCGTGAGCATCTGCTTACTCCCCAAGATCCTGACCATTGGCCTATCTCTGGCCGACAGTCTTGGGGTCCTTTTCATATTTCTTGGGGTTCATCTTAAGACAATTATCGATTACCAGTTCCCAGAGCGCCCGGATCTTTTTAGTGAAATTTCACAGTTAAAACTTAAACTATTAAATCAAACTGAGCGAAGCGATGTGCTCGAAAGAGATATCACCGCACTTAAGTTCGGAGCTAGTAGACGATGAGAACCGTGGACCAAATGATAATCGATCTAGATTATTGGATCTTTATTGGCATTGGTGACGACATATACCGATGCGAAGGTCACCGACCAGAATACCGTCGTATTGTTAATCAACTCAAGCGATGCGGTATCAAAGATGCAAACTTACCTGAGCTCACTTTAATTGAGCTTAAACGACAAGCCAAGCAATGCATCTTACTTCAGCCCACGTTCTGGTTTCTGCTATTTCTAGAGACAAAGAAACTACTTCTACGCATTCGGAGGATATTATGGATATCAAAATGATTCCTCTAGATCAGATAAAACTAAACCCTAAGAATCGAAATAAGCACCCAGAAGATCAAATTAAAAGAATTGTTGATATCATCAAATACCAAGGCTTCCGCAGACCTGGAACAATTTCAAATCAAACTGGTTTTCTAGTTTGCGGAGAAGGCAGATATCTAGCAGCAAAGAAGCTTAAACTAAAAGAAATGCCCGTCATGTTTCAAGATTATACTGATGCGGCTCAAGAATATGCCGACGGTATAGCAGACAACGCTGTCGATAAGTGGGCGTCACTTGACTTAACCTCTATACAAAATGACGTCTTGGATTTCGGAAAAGAACTTAATACAGAAATGCTGGGCATACTAAACTTTAAACTCCCAGATGTTTTTGATGCTCAATGTGATGAAGATGAAGTTCCAGATCAAGTCGAGCCTAAAACAAAACTAGGCGATATTTATACGCTAGGAAATCACCGGCTCATGTGTGGTGATTCTACTGGCATCGATGCGGTTGAGAAGCTAATGAACGGCGAGAAGGCTGACATGGTTTTTACCGATCCACCTTATGGCGTGAACTATCAAAGCAATTGGCGGCCCCAATCGGAGAAGTTTACGGTCATTAAAGGGGACGACACTTTTCTAACCGAGTGGATCAGCGTGTTGCCCGTCGTGAGTGTCGGATGGGTCTTTGTGTGGACATCGTGGAAGGTCCTAGACAAGTGGATAGAAATCACCGCTCCTATTGGCAGCATGACTAACATGATTATATGGGACAAGGGTGGCGGTGGGATCGGTGATCTTGAAAAAACATTCTCATCCGATTACGAGGTGGCTCTTGTTTTCAATCGCGGGGCGGCGATAACCGGCAGCCGAATCGGAAGTGTCTGGTCAGTAGGGAGGGCTCGGGCTGTTGAGTACGTCCACCCCACCCAGAAGCCGGTCGAGTTAGTTCAAATGGCGCTAGAAAACTGCACAAATTCAAATAGCAATATCCTCGACCTATTCGGTGGCTCAGGCTCAACGCTTATCGCTTGCGAAAAAACAAACCGAAAATGTTTTATGATGGAACTCGATCCGCATTATTGTGACGTCATCATAGCTCGCTGGGAAAAATACACCGGCAAGACAGCCGAGCGAATCAATGATTAAAAAAGTAGGCAGGCCACACACAATACTAGATGAGATTCAGCTTGAGGCGCTCGCTGGTATGGGATGCACGATGAAAGAAATGGCATCATTTTTCAAATGCTCGGTTGACACAATTCATGACAATTATTCCGATGCGCTTAATAGAGGCCGCGAAAATGGAAAAATGTCTGTTCGCCGTATGATGTGGGAGCATGGGAAAAAAGGAAACTCTGTTGCGCTTAAGTACTTGGTCCACAACGTACTTAAAGAAAAGATCGAAGAAAATATTGATAATCGCGACGGTGCGGGGTCGGTCATTGATGTAATGGAGAAGCTCAACAGTATTTCAACTGACATGATTTTAAGAATAGTGAGAGAGCATGAAGAAAAGCCTGTCTAGATGGATGAAATTCCTATTGATCTATGGAAACAGCTTCTTTGGATTAGAAACGACCTATCTTACAAGCTCCACAAGGGTCAGCTCATTATTGATCAGGCCTATAAATCAGTCTCAGCCAAGCTCTTTGTTTCTATCTGCGCTAGACGCTTTGGGAAAACGTATTGGGTGGCCGTTGTTTGTGTCATGGTCGCTAGATCCATTAAAAATGGCCGAATCAAAGTCGCATCAGCATTTCTTAAAGATGTTGAGGAGTTTATCGTGCCCGCTTTTGACTTAGTGATGGACGATATGCCCGACGACTTAAGGCCTAGATGGAACGAATCGAAGAAGAAATATCGATTCAGCAATGGCGCAGAAATTCAACTTGTAGGGCTCGACAGAAACCCGAACGCGGGTCGCGGTAACTACTGTGATCTTTATGTGTTTGAAGAAGCAGCGTTTATAAAGAATTTAAAATATTTATATTCAAGCGTTGTGGTCCCCATGACCATGTACCGTGAGGGTGCAAAAGTTTTAATGATCACAACTCCCCCACAATCTCCTGATCACGATATCGTAGAGTTTTGCATAAAAGCTAAAAGAGAAAACGCCTACGTGGAGCTTGATATATATAAAAACCCAATGGCAACGCCCGCTATTATCGAAGAATATAAAAAAGAGTGCCTGACTGAAACAGACTGGTTGCGTGAATATTTATGCATGTTTGTTACTGATAAAACAAAGGCCATTTTACCTGAGATGCTCGGCTATGACCACTCTCGTGGCGCTAAGTCGGAGCACTATGAGCTGTTGCATAAATATAACGGAATGGACCTTGGGGTTCGGGACTTAAACGTCAACCTATTCGGATATTACGATTTCCCGAGAGGGAAGCTTGTCATCGAGCGCGAGCTTGTAATGAGCGGGCCATCAATGACCACTCCCCTCTTGCATAAAGCTATTAGCGATATTGAAAAAGAACTATGGAACGGGAAAGAGCCCTATAAGCGCGTGGCTGACAACAATAACCCGCTCTTGCTTTTAGACTTAGGCTCTATCCATAACATGTTTTTTCACTCGACCACAAAAGATGAGCTTCACGCAATGGTGAACAATTTAAGAGTTTGGATTGCGAACGGACGCATTGAAATTGATGAGTCTTGTAAGACTTTAATAGATTCAATGAAGTTTGGAATATGGAACGAGAGTAGAACCGAATTTGGAAGAAGTAAAACCCTCGGGCATTACGACGCGCTGGCTGCGCTAATGTATTTGGTTCGTAGCATCGATGAGGTGACTAACCCCATCCCGGTTAAAGTTAGCTTTGGACAAATTGATAACAGATCAGACGAAAAGATAGATAGTTATAAAAACTTGATAAGAATGAAACGATTTTAAACTTCCCCCGGAGACAAAATGGATCAATATTGGGCAAGCCTTGAACAAGACGCGCTAGCACCTGAAATAATGAGCAGGGTTAATAGCTACAAAAAATACATAAGCCAAAGTTTAATTCTGTCTGAATTAAGAAAGTCTTATTCAACCTTTTACGGTGACACACAAATTAAGACGCTGGGGCAATCCCTTCAGGTCATGCATGTTAATCACTACGCAAATCTAATCAGACACGTGCATGTTGATGTCACCTCTCAACGACCGGCTTGGGAGGCTCGCGCGGTAAATACTGATATGGAATCTCAGGCCGACACTCAGCTTGCAAGTGGCCTGCTAGATTATTACATGAGAGAAAAAGGAATCGAATCTATTCTTAACGAAGCTGTCGAGAAATGTTTGTTTCTTCGAGAGGGCTGGGTTGGTGTTGGTTGGAACGTGAGCGGGGGAGAAATTCACGGTCAAAACCCGGACGATGGCTTACCGATTAAACAAGGTGACATTGAAGTAAAGTCTTACACTTTGCTCGATGTGGCCCGAGATGTTCGCCGAAGAGATATGAACCACGACTGGTATATTGTTCGAGACTTTAGAAACAAGTGGGACGTGGCAGCCGAGCGCCCCGAGCTTGCCGAGAAAATATCAAAGCTTTCTTATGATCTAAAAGACGAAGTTCAATATGAGCTAACAAGCGGAGCATCTTCTTTAGAGCTTGATTTGAAAAGCGACCTTATTCCGGTTTATACATTAATGCACGACAAGACGCCATCGATGCCTCAAGGCCGAATCACGGTTATATTATCAAATGATATTGTGTTGTTTGATGGGCCACTTCCTTTTAAGCGCGTCTATTTATTCCCAACATGCGCCTCAAAGAAACTTGGAACATCATTTGGCCACTCTAACCTTATGGATATTCTGCCGACACAAGATGCGTTTAATGCCACGGTTTCTGCAATTTTAACAAACCAAGCTGCTAATGCTGTTCAAAACTTCCAGTGCCCTAAAGGTGCCGCCCCTAATGTGGTAAATGTTATGGATGGCCTTAACGTGTGGGAATACGACCCTAAGGCTGGCAAAATGGAATCAATGGACTTACTTAAGACAGCGCCCGAAGTATTTAAGTTTGCCGAGTTCATGCAGCAACAAAGCGAGCTGATCGCTGGGGTTTCTCAGATTTCGCGAGGCAATGCTCCTGCGGCAATGTCTGGCACCGCAATGGCGTTGCTTGCTCAACAAGCTATCCAATTCTCAAGTGGAGTGCAGCTCTCTAGAACTCTTTTACAAGAAAACGTGGGCACGGCGATCATTGAGCTTCTTCAAACTTTTGCAGTAGTTGAAAGAACGGCGCAAATTGTTGGAAAAAGTAAGCGAAGTTTACTGAAAACTTTTAGCAATAAAGATCTTCAAGGTATTTCGAGAGTTATCTGTGACACTGCAAACCCGTTAACAAAAACCAGTGCAGGGCGCGTGGAGATTGCAAACCAACTTCTCGCAGCACCGGGCATGATTAAAACACCCGAGCAATATATCGGCGTACTCACGACCGGAAACCTTGAGCCACTCTACGAGCATGATCTGTCGCAGATTAATCTAATGCGCACCGAGAACGAAAAGCTGATGGAAGGGCAAATGGTTCAAGCGTTTTTGACTGACGATCACCCGATGCATATCTTAGAACATTCGGTTGTTTTAAATAGTCCAGAAGCTAGAGAAAACCCGCAAGTTGTAGAGATCACTCAGGCCCATATTCAAGAGCATCTTGATATCGCAAAGAACATGGATCCAATGCTTGCTCAGGTATTAAAGCAGCAATCTTTGTTTCAACCACCACCACCGCCACCAGAGATGGGAGCTCCTGAAGGTCAGGGCCCCGCACCGGTTATGGATAATCAAAACCCGATCACTCAGCAGGCAGAACAAACCAAGCTACCAAACCCCGCGCAAGCTCCTGGGCTTGAGCCCATGGAAGGAATGTAATCATGCTCGAAACCGAAGGGGCTACCCCCGTTGAAAGTGCCGCGCCAGACCAAAACACAGAGGCTTTAGTAGAAGGAGCCGAGGCTATCCCTGCGGCAGAAGAAAAGAAGGCTTCCGATATTAGAAAGTTTAAGCTCAAAGTAGACGGCGAAGAAGTTGACGAAGAAATTGATTTTAATGACGAAGAAAGTATGCGGAATAAACTCCAGCTTGCGCGTGCTGCAAAAAAGAGAATGACCGAATCAAAAGAGTCGACACGAAAAGCTATGGAGATTATTAAGGCCTTCGATAATAACCCCGAGACTTTGCTTGAGCGTCTTGGTCCTAAGGGTCAAGAGATAGCAGAGAAGTATCTTTTAAAAAAGATCCAAGACGATATGTTATCTCCTGAGCAAAAAGAACTTCGTGATCTAAAACGAGAAAACGAAACTTATAAAGAAAAAAACACTCGCGAACAAGCCGACAAGGATCTTCAGGTCAGCCAACAGCGCGAGGCTGATTTTGCTAAAAGCTTTCAAACAACCATTATTGCTGCTGTTCAAAAGTCTGGACTTCCAAAATCTCCAGAGCTTGTAAAAAGAATGGCGGCCAAGTTTTCTCAGAACCTGGAGTTCGGGCTAGAACTAACGCCCGATGATCTAGCTCAAGAAGTAAAGAACGATCTTTTGGACATAGTAAAGTCTCTTGTCGGAGATTCAGACGGCGAGCATCTTGTTAATATGCTTGGCAAAGATGCCGCAAACAAGATTAGAAAGTTTGATCTAAAGTCTCTTCAAGAAAAACAAGGCCAGGTGTTTCAGTCTGGTAAGAAAACACCACTCGGAGCCCCTCTTCCCGCTCCAAAACTTGATAAAGGTTACGAGACCACGGACGAATGGAAAGAAAGAATTAGAAGAAACATGCAGAAATAGCTTGAACTCTTTAAACTGTTTGCCGATCATAGCTTTATCGTGCATGTCGTCTCAGGGCAAAACCAGCTCACATGAGTCGGTCTGTACTTTATGGCTTTTCGCAAAACCAGCGATACAAGAGCTTGCGTGTTTCAAGAGTTTTATACCAGTGCCCTTAAAATGATTTTAAATAATCAAAGGCAAAATACATTTCAAAAATACTTAACCCAACATTAACCCATTTAGGCGCTAATACGCCTCGGAGTTTAAAAACATGGCTCAACAAAATACCACATCAACCCTCGACGGTTTATTTAAAGTAGTTTATGGCGAAGGACCTATCAAGGTTATCCCTGAAGTTTCTATCGTTCAAAAGAAAGTGCCGTTCCAAAAGTCTGCACGTATCGGAAAGTCTTACAACTTCCCTGTAATCCTCTCTTCTGAAGCGGGTGTTACATATCTAGCGGCTGGAGCTGGTGTTTCGACTTTAAATGATTCGATTGCTAGCACTTTAAAAGAGGCTTCAGTTGATGCAAATCAAATTATCATCCGTGGTCAAATGGATTACGAAGCTGCTGCAAAAGCGGCCTCTGGAGGCAAAGAAGCTTTCCAAGGTGCTACTGAGCTAATGGTTGAGAACTTGGTTGAAACCGGATCTAGACGCCTAGAACAGGCTTTTATTTATGGTCAATCTGCAACCGGTCTTGGTACTGCTGACTCAAGCGCTAACATTGGCACTACTTCCACCACGGTAACTATGCTTGCCGCTGGCTGGGCTCCTGGAATCTGGGCCGGTGCCGAGAATGCAATTGTGAATTTCTACAAAGTTGCTGATGATGTTTTGATTTCTACAGCGGCAGATTCTGTCTTTGTTGTTACTTCGGTTAACTACACAAACAGAACAATCGTATTTACTGGTACAACCACAGGCATTAGCGCACTAGACACAGCACTAGGTATTGGCGATTTATACATCCACTACAAAGGTGCAAAGCTTACCGCTAGCACATGGGCCGAGCCCGCTGGAATTGATAAAATCATAGCAAACACCGGAACTCTTTTTGGAATCAGTGCCGCCACTTACGCGCTCTGGTCTGGATCTTCTTTTTCGTTTGGATCTACTGCCGCTACTACTGCAAAGATTCTAAACATGATCGGCCTAGCTGTTTCTAAGGGCGGATTGATGGAAGAAGTAGACGTGTTGATGTCTCCTAGAACATTTATGAATCTCTCTGGAACCATGACAGATCTTCGCCGCCAAAATGGTGGACAATCTGAAAAAGAAGGCATGGCCGGTTTTGAGACCATTTGTCTAATGGGACCAAACGGAAAAGTGAACATTATCCCGCACCCATTTATTAAAGAGGGCGAGTGTTTTGCGGCTCCTTTAAAGAAGCGTTTCAAGCGCATTGGCACTCAGGAGTTCTCTTTTGAAACTCCCGGTCGTCAAGGTGAAATGTTTCTTCACGTGCCAGATAAGAACGCTTACGAGCTTCGTTTGTACGGCGCTCAGGCTATTATCTGCACGACCCCGGCAAAATGCGTTAAGGGAACGGCTATCACCAACACTTGAGTTTTTTAATTATTAATTAAGCTAAGGGCCTGAGATTTGTTTCTCGGGCTCTTTGTTGTGTGAAGGAGTCCTGCTTTGGCAACCAATGTGACCTTAAACGGATCAGTTTATGCTATTCCCGCTGAAGGAGATAGTAATTGGGGAACGGTTCTCTCTAACTATTTTATAGCAATAGGCTCTGGTGTTTTACAAAAAACAGGAGGGGCTTTCACTCTAACTGCCGAGGTTGATTTCGGCGCTACTTTCGGTCTTAAATCTTCTTACATTAAATCAAGAGCGACTAATCCAGCTTCAACTGGAATAGTGAGACTTGGGAACACAGAATTACTTTCTTGGCGAAATGCTGCCAATAGTGCAGACCTTGGGCTTACGGTATCTGCTGCTAACGCTCTACAGTTTAACGGGGTAACACTCTTAAGCTCAGGTTTAATAGTAAACGCAGATGTGGCCGCAGGGGCCGCGATTGCTTATTCTAAATTAAATCTAACAGGTGCTGTTGTTAACGCTGACGTTTCAGCCAGCGCCGCGATTGCCTACTCAAAACTTGCGCTCGCAGGCGCGATAGTAAACGCCGATATCGCTGCCGCTGCCGCCATTGCTTATTCAAAGCTTGCAGCACTCACGATTTCAAGAGCCTTGGTAAGCGACGGATCAGGACTTGTTTCAGTTTCGTCTGTTACCGCCACAGAGCTTGCTCTGCTTTCCGGAAGAACAGGCACTCTTGCGACACTAGCAGGAGCAGAGGTACTCACTAATAAAACCATTTCAGGAGCTAGCAACACAATAACGAACATAAGCTTGACCGCAGGAGTAACGGGCACACTTCCGATTGCAAACGGTGGCACCAACAATACTTCGCTTGCAGTAACCGCTGGTGGCGTAATTTATACAGACGGTACAAGGCAAGTAAATGTTGGAGTAGGCACTTCTGGCCAAGTGCTTCAGTCAAACGCGGCGAGTGCTCCAACTTGGGTTGCGGTAGCAAGTGCCCCTTCCTCCAGCCAAGAAATTTCAAACTTAGGAATAGCTACAAGTGTTGCCAGTAGCGCCCTTACAATTGCATTAAAACAAGCTGACGGATCGACAGATCCAGGAGCATCGGCAGCCAGCGTAAAAGTTGGAATGCGCTCAGCTACATTAACAAGCGGGCTCTATAATCAACGGTCTGCTACCGCCGCGCTATCTCTAGTTATTTCATCAGGGTCAACCTTAGGCCAGGTAAGCGCACAGGCAACAACCATTTGGGTCTACTTAATTGATAACGCTGGAACACTGGAGTTAGCGGTGTCAAATTTCTTGTTCACAGAGGGTCAGGTTAAATCTACGACCGCTGAAGGCGGTGCGGGTGCGGCTGATTCTGCTACCGTTTTATACTCAACAACAGCTCGAACAAATGTTCCGATCAGATTAATTGGAAAAATAGTTAATACGCAGACTACAGCTGGAACATGGGCGTCTGCTGGTACAGTTTTGCAAGTTGGTGATTTCGGGCAAGTTGCAGCAAGTGAAAGCATTAACTTCTCAGCCGACACGTCAACCACTGCGGCGACTACTTCGGCACCTTATATTTACACAAACGTGCTCAATGATTCTCATAGCGGCTACGCAGTAGGTACGGGTCGTTATACAATTCCAGCCCCAGGGTTCTATTTAGTTCATGGTCAGATTTATGTAGGTTCAACGTCGATCACGGCCTACGTTTATCTAAACGCCGCATCAATCGCGCAGGGCGAAAATATAAGCACCTCGTCTCAAGCGTCAGGAGTTACGCTGATGAGAAGGTTTGTTACGGGCGACATTTTAGACATCAGACCAGACGCAAACGCAACGGCAGCGGGCGACTTTAAAATTAACAGATTTTCAATAGTAAGATTGGGTAACTAGCAATGACTACAAAACTTAACAAGCTAATCAAAACGATAAGAGGGAAATAAAATGACCGGTAATCAACTTTTAATAGAGTCGGGAGGCGTCGCCGCCGCGCTTAATATGACAGCGGTCGAGATTAAAAATAAAAGCGGTTACGGTATTTTTTTAGCAACTACCGTGACAACTCCATCGGCGAAGACTTTTGTATCTGGTACAGCCGAAATATCGACAGTCACAACGATTGCTGACCTTGGAGTTTTAGAAGTCCAAACAGTCACGTTTCAAACAAAAGCCGCAAGTACGGCTGGAGATTATGTAGTCATAGAGGACTCACTTGGGATTAAATACGCGGTCGCTGTAAATAAGACAGGCACAGACGCAGCGCCGACCGGAGCAATATGGGCGGCCATTCCCTCTGACTTCAAAAAGCAATGTAATATTAGCGCAGAGACATCAGCGGCTAATGTCGCGGCTGCCTTTGAAATTTCATTTAATGAACTCCGTGGTTTTACACTTGCAATTACAACTAATGATACCGCTGCGGATGGTACGATGACCTTCACGCAAGTCAGAATGGCCAACGTAGGCCCTGTTGTAGTTAAAAATGCAACAGACGCTGGAGCTGGTGGAATTACGAAGGCCGAGACGACTGCCGGTGTAGCTTCAAATTTACAAAACACCTATTTCTCAATGTACGCTCCAGACGGTAACATTCAAAACGTGTTTTGGTACAACGTAAACTCTCAAGGTGTTGCTCCTGTTGTCACTGGTGCCGTGATAAATGAAATCGCCATTGCAAAGAGCGCAAGTGCAAACAGCATTGCATCTTCAACAAATACTATTGTTGATGCTCTTTCTGCATTTGTTTCTACTGTATTAAATAACGTCGTAACAGTGACAGGGGTAAATAAATATAATTTAACAAATCTATCAGACACAGGGCTCACAGGATTTGCGTTTGCGGTAACTACTCCAGGCGTTGACAACGCATTCAGTATTGCTGACAACACGATCACAATCGCGGCTCACGGATATGCAACAGGACTTAAAGTTGCCGCGACAACATCGGCCGCTGCTTTCCCGACCGGACTTAGTACAACAGACTACTGGGTCATCAAAGTTAGCGCGACATTGATTAAGCTAGCGACTTCTGCTGCAAATGCTCTTGCTGGATCTGCTGTTGATATTACAGGCGACGGAAGCGGTACTCACACGTTAACGCCCGCAGCACTCACTGGTGGATCGTACAAACTACAAGCCTCTATGGACGATGTTACTTATTTCGATCTTGCGGTGACTAATAACGTGACTGTAACTGCTAATTTTATTCACGAAAAAATTGATCCGATGTTTAACTATGTTCGAGTCGTTTGGGCTGTAACCACTGGTCAAATCACTTATGTCATCAATACGTTTGCGAAAGGGGCTTAACATGGATGATTTAGATATGAAAAAAAAGGTAGCTCAAGAAATCATGGGCCTTATGGACCAGATGGACGGGGACAGATTAAAAAAACACCCGAAGCTTATGGCAGCCTCGATTGAAGTTAAAAAACCCGTGAGTGAAATGATGGAAGTTGAGCCCGAGGAAAGCAAAGATCTGGTGTCCGATTCTGAAGAAGAAATCTCCCCCGAAGTTATGAAAAAGCTTCTTGAAATGATGAGCGAAAAAGCGTGAATATAAACGAAGGCAGCTTTCAGCATGCAATCGTTAAGGCTTACGACGAAGTTTCAGAGTCGTTAAAGGTCAAGCTTTCCCGGACGCGGGGGGCGCTGGCAATCCGTGGTCGTCTCTCCTTTCAGTAAGCGCAAGTGCTGGCTCTTTTGGTGAAAAAGTTCAACAGCTTCTAACACTATCAAAATACTTGGGGTTAAAATGACAACTTCTGAAATTATAGCGGCCCTAAAAATAAAAGGATCATTCCCGACAAGTAACGATTTATTTTCGGATGCTGATTTTCTTATTCTATTAAATATGGCCAAAGATGTCGGAATTATTCCGATGCTACTTCGATTAAACGATGAATACTTGCTTGCCACTAAAGATTACACGATAGCAGCAAACACCACCTACCGCATACCGACCCGAATTATTTCAATCAGAGACCTAAAGCTAGTAGACGGGAGCGGTAACGTCACCGACCTAGACAGAAACTTTGAAGAAGATCGGGCTTCAAATAGACGTGGATATTACCTTATCAGAAACTCGATCGAACTATCGTCGGATATTACAGGTGGCACGCTGCGGGTTAAGTATTTTGCTCGAAGCTCTAAGCTTGTTCTACCAACAAGCTGCGGACAAGTTGAGTCGATTAACTCTGTCGCAAGCTCTATTGTTGTTACTTCAGCCCCAGCCACTTTCATTAACGGTGTCGCCATTGACATGGTTCAAAGCAAAAACCCTTACGATCTTTTAAGTATGGATCAGGCTATTTCAACAGTAGCAGGGACCACACTCACTTTCGCGAGCCTTCCAACAGATCTAGCGATAGGTGATTGGATCTGTATTGCTAACGAAGCGCCCGTGCTCATGGCCCCGGAAGAACTCCACACAGTGCTTGTGCAAGAAGGGCTAGTCATGTCTCTTTCAAGTAAAAAGGACAAGGGCTACGACGATGAGAAAAAAACACTCATGGAGTTAAAGGAAACTGTCATCAACATGCTCGACCCACGGGTCAATAATAGCTCCGTCAAGATGAGGTCTGGGAAAGTTCACAATTATTTCACCTCGGGCAGGTATTAGACATGAGCCAAAGTTTGGTTCTAAAAATAAAGGGTTTGCAAACAAACCAGAACCAACTAAGCGAAGTTCCCGAAGGGGCACTATCTCTTGCTCAGAATATAGTAATCGATAAAGATTCGGTGGCTGAAAGTCGCCGGGGTTTTGCCCGCGAAGCAAACGCCCCTGCCGCTGATTTATTAAGAAACGATCGTGTCACCTCTTACCAAAGCCGAACAATCGTAAGACGATCAAGCAACAACACGATGGCTTATAAAACCGAAGGATTGGGTTACACTGATTATGCTGGCACTTACCTGCACCCAGATGCCGATTATGCTCGAATGCAATTTGCGCAAAGTAACGGCAATCTTTATTTCACAACATCTGTTGGTATTAAAGTTTTAGACGTTTTCTCAGGCCCGGTTTACACAACCGGAATGCCGAGGGCACTTGATGGTGTGGGTTCGCTTACAGGTTCAAGCGGCATGATGAACTTTAATAAGCAAGTAGCCTACCGACTGGTCTGGGGCTCTCGCGATGCGAACAACAATCTCTATCTCGGGACCCCTTCTCAAAGAATTGTTGTCGTAAACCCAAACTCTACAGCCGCAACCCGCGACGTGTCGCTTACACTTACAGTTCCCGATGGCATTGCTACTTCAGACTTCTTTCAAGTTTACCGCTCTAAAGAATCAGCCGATGAAAATACGGAACCCAATGATGAGCTCCAACTTGTTTACGAGAAAAACCCTACAGCCGGGGAAATCGCAGCAAAGAGCATAACATTTACCGAATCAAGGCCCGTGAGCCTTATGGGAGCAAGCCTTTACACAAACGATTCTCAAGAGGGCATTGCAGAGGCAAACGACCAGCCCCCTTTTGCAAAAGATATTTGTATCTTTAAGAACTATACTTTTTTCCTTAACGTGAAAAGTAAGCAAAGCTTAAGCATCAAGCTTCTTGCGGTTTCAGGCGCAGGGCTTGTTAACGACGACACGATAGTAATTGATGGCGTAACATATACGGGCAAGGCCTCTGAAACTGTAGCGAGCGGCCTTTTTAAAGTGACCACGTCCGGTAGTGCCGCGCAAAACATCGCCGATACTGCCAGGTCATTGGTCAAGGTCATCAATCAATACGCCTCAAACACTTCCGTTTATGCTTATTATCTTTCAGGATATCAGGACCTCCCCGGACTTATTCAAATCACAAAGCGAACGCTTGATAATACAACTTTTGCGGTGACCGTTTCTCGCGCATCTGCTTGGGATATTGGAACCGGAACAAGCGCTGGAGACGTTTACGCAAACGGTTTGATGTGGTCTAAAAACGGACAACCTGAGCACGTCCCTACATCGCACCTTGAGTTTGTGGGCTCTAAAAACTTTGAAGCCCGAAGGATTCTTGCGCTAAGAGATTCTATTTTTATATTAAAAGACGACGGTGTTTTTCGGCTAACAGGCGCGGGAGGATCTTGGGACATAACTCCTCTTGATACCTCAACCCGAATTATAGCGCCCGACAGTGCGGTGGTGGTTAATAACCAAATCTTTGCCCTCTGTGATCAAGGCATTGTTGCCATTAGTGACATCGGTGTACAGGTTATGAGCCGACCCATTGAGGACGAAGTCGTGGGCCTTATCGCAGAAGATTACACAAACCTTAAAACCAAAAGTTTCGGCGTGGGTTATGATACTGATCGTAAATACATTTTGCATACAATCTCAGCCGACAGCGACAACTACCCTACTCAAGCTTTTGTTTATAACACTTTCACCCAAGCTTGGACCACGTGGAGAAAAGACGCCGTTCACGCGTTTGTAAATCCTGTTGATGATAGAATCTTTCTTTGTAACCCCAATGATAAGTATGTTTTACAAGAAAGAAAGAACCTTGATTTCACCGACTATGCCGACGAAGAAGTCGACGGAATTTCTGTTGTGTCGAGTAGTGGACTTAGTGTTGTTTTAAACACCACTGCCGGCCTTGATGTCGGTTACCTTCTTTATCAATCGGCGAGCTTTTATTCTGTGATTACCGCTGTTAACGCTGCCTCAAATACGGTGACCGTTAACGATATTAAAGCTTGGACGGTGGCCGCAATAACGGTCTTAAAGTGCATCCCGTGTGAGCTTGAGTACACAGTTGAACACTTCGAAAACCCAGGAGTCATGAAGCATTTTCAAGAAGCAGCGGTGCTGTTTAGAGAAACTAACTTCATTACAGGTAATTTAAGTTTCTTTACCGATATTTCAGGGGGCTACGCTGCCACTGTGATTCGGGGCAGTTTTGGTAGCTTATTCTGGGGTCTCTTTGCTTGGGGAAGTGGCGCTTGGGGTGGCGTGAGTAG